CTTAAATCAAACTCTAATTCTCCACCTTTGTATTCTTTTGGATCTGTTAACGTTACCGTTACAGATAATTTTCTAATTTTTCCATTTGTTACATCATTAGTTACATATGGTTTATCCCAACTATCACAATGCCAATCATAGTATTGACCTTTTTTATATATGGTAAACTGACAAGATTCTGACCAATCCCAATCAAAATTCCAACCTGCATTTTTATTAGCCATACGAACATAGGGTTGTATTTCTTTATAAATCCACGGATCATTCATCCAAATAATATTAGAATCTCTTTTCTTTTGTAAATCTTTTACTTCGTCTTTGTTAAGAGGATTTTTATTTAAATCTCTATCTCTACCAAAACCTCCTGTAATGGCCATAATTTCTCTTTGTTTTTCTGCTTTACCATATTGTACAATAAGATCACAAATTCTCGGTGGGATGATAGATTGAAAGTACCAGTAGTAATTAGATATATTCATAGTTAATTGTTAAAATTATATTTAAGCCATTAGAAGTATTAGGTGAAAAAGAATATTTATTAGTAGCTGGAAACATTATAAAGTGATTATCTTTTATAGGTATATGCCAAGTTCTATTCTTTCTTCTGTTGTCATCATATTCAATAATACATTCACAAGAACCTTCTTTAACATCAAGACCATATATTAATGTATAGTCTGGTGAGTTACGTAAATCAACAGGATCAACTTGATGTCTTGTCCAAGACTTTTCTTTAGGATGCATAACATTACCGTGCATATTTTTGTGCACTAATGTACGACCATATTCAACTCTCCAATGATCTCTCATATAATCTTGCATCCATTGTAAAGGTTGAGAAAAAGGCACAATATAATCATCAAAAGCATAAGCTTGTGAATTAGTGTTAACTCTATTTTTTTTAATAAAAGATTCTATAATGTCATCTCTTATTTTATCACGATCAATTTCAAAGCCTTTAGGCATTTCAATTTCACCTGTATATAAGTCTACTTCTGTTAATACTTTCTTGTGCATACCTATTTGATATGTAATTAACTCTAATTAAAATGTCAAGTGTATTATCTAGCGACTTTATCCCAAGCACCTGTAGATTCATTCCACTCATATCTATGAGTAAGATGTTCTTCTTCAGATATTTCTGGTGCGTCACCTATTGGTGATTTCCAACTAGCTGTAGGAACATCTAATATCCAACTAGCGTAAGGTTTCTTATTAATGAAAATATCGTTATCTTCATCATAAGTCATACCTATACCTGCGTAGTTACCTCTTAAAGGTGTTCCACCTGTCTTGTGTTGTCCTGCTGCTGTATTGTAAGATGTTTTTTTCCATAAAGGCCAGCTATGGATTCTTTCCAAAAACTGTCTTCCTACTTCTTCATCTTCAATACCATCAGCATTTTGACAATCAG